TTCTTTTCATTTCAGCTTCTGTTATAAAATCTAAAAAAGTTTTCATCTATTAAACCTGCATTGTTCTTGGAGTATCATACAATATAATATCAAATGTTGATGACATATTTGTACCTGATGAAGCAATTGCTCTAATTTCAATATCTGTTTTTTCAGATAAAGCAAACGGTACTTGATATATTCTTTTATGAAGTCCACCTGGAACATCCATAATATCTCTTGTTCTAAAAATTAAACCATTACCGAATTCTCTCGTATATAAGCTAGCAGTTACGGCGTCATTATAATTACCTACTCCTATATTCCAATTTGTTAAATAACCTGTTTTGCCAGCAGGTATTGTATAGAGTGCCAAATTTGTTTGTCCTTGACCATATACTGTACCTGTTCCAATTGTTGCAATTTTTGCCAATACCGTACCGCCACCACTTGCACCTGTTGATACCAACACATCATCTTTATTAGTTAGTAATGAACCTGCTGAAGCAACAAAGGCTCTAAAAATTCTTAAAAATGATTTAGTTGAAACTGCACCATCTACTGTAAGTGTTTCTTCAATTGCATTATAATTGGCGTCTAATCCTTGGACTGTAACTGTACGAGCACCTGTTCCAGCAGCACTATCCTGTGCGTCAGCACCTGATACATAAACTGTTGAAGCAACTGTCAAGTAAGTGTAAACTCCGCCTTGTTCCCATATTGTTTCTGGAATACCACCTACATTTGGATTTCTACCAAATTTATGAATAACACTAGTGCCTTTTATAAGACCTCTTGCTATGTTAATATTTTGTTCTGTTAAATATCCTGTTGCCATTATCCTTTAATCCAATTTTTTGCTAAAGTAAAGTTTGCGGTACTAAACTCTAGTCTATCTACTAATTTTACTGCGTTGCCCATTCTATCTACAGCAACATAACCTTCAGGATTTGTTACTTCAAACCCATTATCTTTTTGTAAGAAAGTTCCTATTGATTTGATCTGATTCATTTTACTTACAAGATAGTTCTTAACCGTTTGTAAAGTTACATAACTTGCAATTGCAAAATAAATTTCATCTGAATATGAGTCAATAAATCTTAAACCATCATCTCTTATTGTTTCATATTTTCTTTTTGCAGCTTCTGTTTTCTTGCTTGACATTTCATCATCTAATACAGAAGCATAATACTTTCTAAAATCATTTTGTAGTCTTTTAACATTTGAAATTTCTTGTCCTTGTCTAACATAATCATTAAAGAATATTTTTAATCTTGCACCTACGGATAACATATTAGTTTGTTTTTGTAGTAAATTTAAAATTCTTTTACCTTTTGAAATTGATCCCATTGCCATTCTTAATAATGAATCATATCGTTCAGATTCAGCAGCTGAAAATGTTGCAACTCCAGAAGCGTCTTTGTAACTTGCGTCATCAAAAAATACTGAAGGCGTCTTTGTAAAACGATTTACATTGACGCCAAAACTTGCTTTTAAATCAGACATCTTTCGGCCTGTGTAAGTAGTATGAAAGATTATGCCGAGTTTTGCTCGTTTGATTTTGTTAGCGAGTTCAGTATTTTCTGGAACAGCGTATGTTATAGTATTTGGTGTAAATGCAATAGCACTTTCACCTCTTATAGATACGGACTTAATATCACCTGAAGTAAATAATAAGTCACCTTGCACAACGCCTCGTATACCAAGTTTAGGTAATTCTTTTAAACATATTGATAGTTTATCAGCAAGACCACCATCGTGGTTGCGTCTTATATCTGCTTGTGTGTAATTGATTTTAGGAGTTACGTTGAATACAGATTTTGATCCAACAAAAAATTTGTTATTTTCTGGATTGATACCACAGAATACAGCTGGTGCACCATCCCATTTAACGGATACATTAACCTTGCTACGAGATGAACCAGTAAGCATATTTCTTAAAGATTTAAGAAATTCTACTGCGTTAAGGCCACCTTCGTAACCATTATTGATAATTTCGTCTTCTAAATGTTCAAGGTGTGTATTTTTTGCCTCAAACAAATATTGTTTAAAACTGTACATTTGTCTCCCACTATGTCCATTATATCAAAAAATATGCCGTTTGTCAAGCATAAAATTCACGTAATTCCATTAATAAATCACTACTTACGATACTATTTATAATTAATATAACTTACCAAATGGGCCAAAATCAAATACTTTACGACCTTTTTTCTGTGATACAAATAATAAATCTGTTAAAAATTCGTCTCTTTTATCTGCTTTTAATTGCAAAACTTTATCTATAAAATACATTTGCATTAATTTAACATTTGCAATCCAAGGTTCTGGACCTTTAAAAGCCTTTGTAAAATTATCTACAAACTCTTTTTTATTTTTAATACCTATTTCTCTTACTAAATTGTTTTTAAGTAATCGTTCAAATATTGTCACATATTCTTTTTCTCTTTTTGCAAATTCTTTTTCATTTGTAGGATAGTTTGTATTTTGTTTAGTTTGATTATTATAAAGTGTCTTATCATAAAATGTAGCAAGTTTTTGAACCAACTCTAATGGTGCTTTACCTAATCTTGCTGAACCTGCAGCCTTTTCTACTGGTTCAAACACTAAATTTGAAAGTCTGGACGTTGTGTTACCTTTTAACTGATACTTTGCAATTTCTCTATTATTAGAATCAAATAAAAAAATATTTGAATCTTTTGTTTTAAATTTGTTTTTGTCTAGGTCTAACTTTAAAATAACTTTGCCTAGTTTTAAATCATACTCTCCTGTTTTTTGTTCAAGTTTTTCATAAAACTTGTCATCAACATTTATTTCTTCATACCTTGCTTGTTGACCTGAAATTAATTTTAAAGATATGCCTACAACTTCTCTTTTTTTAAACATTGATCTCATAATGGCATTTAGTTCTTTTACTGTTTGAGTGCCGCTAGGTCCTTCTAATTCTTTTTCTATTTTTTTTCTGAATACCATTGGTTCTTTTATCAACCAAATATCCGCTGGATTCCAAGTATCTTTTCTTGGTATGTTAAACTTTGCCCTAATTAAATCGGTAATAAATTGCATAAAACCACCCTCTCGGTTAAATACTTTGAATTTAGCATTACTAAATTCTTTTAACATTTTTTGTTGTTGTAAGTAAAAGGTTGTTAACCATTTACCTTCAGGTGTTTTTTTGTCTATGGGTAATTTAAATTTAAATATAGTTTTATTATTAAGTTTAAAAATATCTTCTAAACCTTTTTTTGTTTTTGAGTCTTTAATGATAGCTTCAACATTATCAAAACGAACATTATCTTTAAATGCTCTCATTAGTATGTGAGCTGTTCCCAACTCTTGCATACGAGTAAATTCTGCTTCTGATATTGTAATGTTGTTTATAACGGCCATACATATATTTATGTATGTTATTTACGACTAGTTCTTTGTGTACTTGTTGTAGGATTGTAATTAGATTTACCCTTATCTAATATTTTTTCTTTTTCACCTCTACAATCAAAAAAGGGTGGGAAACCAAACACACCAAATGTCTTGTGTTGATTTTGAAATTTTACAACTTTTTTTACATCTTCTTCAAAAAATGATTCTTTTAATACTAACTTACTAGGCATTTCTACTGCTCGCCAACGTATTTCATTATTAATTTTTACCATTTCTGTTTTGTAATAGATTGATGGTTTTCTTTTTTTTGCCTGGTTATGATTGTATTTTTTTTTCATATTTTAAAGTCTGAAAACTTTTCATAGGCCTCTACTGGTTGTGGACCTGATGGTTTTTCTATCTTATCTTTTGACTCTTGGTTACTATCTACAATCTGTTGAGCAGATTGTTCTACATCATACAATCTCATCCTACTTCTATCTACACCAATTATAAATGCACGATTGACAGCAGGATCATTATAACGATTCTTTAGTTGTTTAACTTTAATCTGATTTAGTTCTTCAAGTTCTTCATTAGATATTAAAGCAAACATAAAGTCAGCAGTTGCAGGTAGACCAAAAGACTCAGATGTATCTTCTAAACCAACATCACTTGACATATAACCAGTTCTTGTTGTCTGTGTAGCTGATACAATAGGCACATTATAAGTTACAGCAAGACCTCTTAATTCTTCAGCAATTGCCTTAATGTAAAAGTATGATGATATATTACCACCTTTAAATCTAGCACTTGAACAAATGTTTAGATAATCAATGAATACTATATCAGGTTTAAAAGATTTCTTTAATGCAAGTTCATCAATTAATGATTTGAAATGCCCAGCGTGAGCTGACGCTGTTGGATATTCTTTTATAATTAATTGACCATTTACTTTGTTTTGTAATTTAGAAATCTTATTATCGTAAACATCTTTTGGCATTTCATAGAGATCATCTATTGTTACATCTAATAAGTTTGCGTCAATTCTTTCAGCAATTCTTTCTTCAGCCATCTCTAAAGTAATATACAATACATTTTTACCTTGACTTATAATAGATGAAGCCATATGACACATAAACAAAGATTTACCAACACCTGTACCTGCAAGTGCCACATTTAAAGTCTTAGGTGGTAAACCACCTTTTGTAATACGATTGAAATAATTTAAATCAAATTTTAAACGTTCTTCAGTTCTATGATAATATTCAAATCGGTCTTCGGTTTGATTTAAGTAATCGTGTCCTATATGTCTATCAAATGAAACGCCAAGCGCTTCTGATAATATACTTGGTATTGCTTCTGGTGTATGTTGTTTATCTTTACCATCAATAATTTTAATACCTTTAAGTACAGCATTATAGACAGCACGATCTTTACAAAACTTTTCAGTTGTATCTAACAACCATTGTTGTTCAACTTCTTCATAAGTTAAACTGTTTAATAATAATTTTGTATTTTTATATTCATCTTCGGTAAGTGTCTTGTTGTTTGACAACTCTATTGAGATGGCTTCTTTTGTAGGAAGATTATTATATTTAACAACAAAGTTATTAATAATATTAAATAAGGTTATCTCATCTCTATTTCTAAAAAAATCTTCTTTTAAAAAAGGAATAACTTTACGAGTAAAATCTTCGTTGTATATTAGATTGGATAAAAGTGTTTTTTCAAATTGATCAGACATAATGTAGATAACTTCCTATAATATACTTTGGTTGATTTATTGGTTTTTCTCCTGAGTGTTTAAATGTCCATAATGGAGGAAACATTAATACTTTACCTAGTTCTGGTTTAATCTTAATGTCATAATCAGGAAAAGTTGTTTCTCCGCCATCGTTATCATTTAAATACATAAAAAAAACTAAAAATCTTCTAGCACTATTATAATCCGTCACATCTACGTGTGTTTTAAATTCATCTTGTCCGTCTGGTTCATATTTTTTAAATCTTAATTGTTCAAAACCAAATCTTTCTGGCCATTGTTTTATATCATCTATTTTAACATCTTTTACATATTTGTCAATAAGCTCTCTAAATTTGGGAAATATTATATCTGAATAAGGTTTCCAATCAGCAAACATACTAATGTTTATTTCTGTAAATGACATATGATTCTCTCTTAATGTTTTTACTTGCTGATCAGTTGAGTCTTCAAATTTATCAATTAAGTGTTGACATTGTTGTTTAGTTAAAACATTGTCATACGTTCTTATATAATTATTTTTCAAACTTGATTGTTCCATTTTCTAATTGTTTTTCAACTACTTCAATTAATATATCACCTATATAATTTCTAAACTCAATACTTGTTGTATCTACATTATTAGGATTTTTTTTAATATCATAATCAAATTTTAAAGGCAATTCTCCTCGTTCATTTTCTTCGGATGCAAATTTAACGTGACCATATGTGTATATAATATCTTTATATTCACCTTCTACAATCTTTATGCAACTATAGTCATCAACATCACGTTGAGCAAATACATATCTATTCTGCGCCATAGAGGAATTCTTTTTTGGCAGCTTCGTCAATTTGATTGAGAATATCTTTAGTAAAGAATTTATCAGGTTCATTATTGATAGTCTTAGCATACTGTTTACTTCCGTCTGGCAATTCTACCCTTGTTGATACAGACTTAAATATATTATGTTTAATTGCTAAATCAAGTAGTCCATAATACTTATCTAATCCTTTGTCATAGGTCAATCTTACATCAATCATAGCATTTTCTTTTGTCAACCTTGACTTATAATTTTTACAATGTATAATGTTTCCTATTACTTGTGTTCCGTCTTTTTCTTTTCGTTTAGAAAGATAAACAATGTTTGAAGCAGCATATTTTAATCCACTACCACCGCCCATTTCTTTTTGAGGAAACATTGAACCAATAACATCATAGGTATGGTTCGTCATAATCATTGGCACTTTTGCCTTACCTAATTTTAAAGTTAATACTCTAAAAGCAGCCTTGACAATTTGACTTCTTGTCATATCTCTTGTTTCTTTACCTTCGGCTGTATCTTCCATTTCTTTTGTAGTAGATAACATTCCTAAACTATCTAATACAAACATTAAAGGTTTTCTTTTTTCTTCAGGTTGTTCTATGTATTTGTCAATAACTTTAATTGATTGGTGTCTAAACTCTTGTACGGTTGCAACAGGAACAACAACCATTCTTTTACTATCAACGCCACGACTTTCAACTAAATCTTTTGTTAACGCACTTTCTGATTCAAAGTAAATTACACCTGCGTCTTTGTTTTTATCTAAAAAGTTTTTTACAATACCTAATGCAAAAAATGTTTTACCAGTAGCAGCCTCTCCAGCAATTGCTGTAATTTTATTTGATGGTAAACCACCATAGATACTACCTGATAGTAACGCATTAAAAGTATAAGAGCCTGTATCTATAAAACTATCTACATCTCCTGCGTCAAGTCCTTCACTTACAAGTGAAGCATATTCATTACCTGTTTCTTTAATTATATCCTTTAGAAAGTCGTTCATAATCATCCTGTTCTTGTTCATTGAAAACAATACTTATTTGTTTTCTTTTTATATTTAAATCATAACATATTTTGAGTATTTTGTCAAGTTC